CAGTTGCTGGGCAAACTTACAAGTTTATATATGCTGGAGCAGCAGAAGAAACAGAAAATCTAATTATAGTAACTCCGGGAAATAGTAATTTCTTCTTAGGTGGTATTGCTCATTTAGATTCTGACGCAGATAACGTATCTGTTTATTCTGATGGAAACTCCAACTCAAAATTAACTCTTACAGACAGTGGTTTGTTTGAAATAAACATTGTTGCTAAAGACAGCACTAACTACTACATTTGGGGCTACGCTGAAGGTGCAGACGCACCTGCATTCGCAGACCAGTAAAATAATATCGTGGGGCTACGGCCCCACAGTTCTTAATTAAGGAGGGAACATGGCAGATACAGTTACAGGACCGACTATCCTACAACAAAACGACAACAGAGTTGTTATCAAAATAGTCAATCAATCAGACGGAACAGGCGGAACAACAGTTTTTGGCGATGTATCAGCATTAGCTGCTAGATCAGATGGAACTGCTGTAGCACATTTAGGATTACTTAGAGTTTGGTATTCTTGTCAAGGCGGCGATGGAGGAGACTCTTACGCACGTTTAGATGAAGAAGATTCAGACGGAGATATTCCTATTATTGGATTAACAGGCGCTGGCTATTGGGATTTTAGAGAGTTTGGTGGTATACCAGCAGACAAATCTAGCAACAGTAACGAAAGTGATGTTAACTTTGTTGTGCCGGGAGCCGCGGACTCTGGTAATATGTACACAGTTATTGCAGAATTTCAAAAAATCTATTAATAATGATTAATAGGTCTTCTATGCCACAGCAAATATCTAAACCCGGTCAAAAAAAGAAGTTTCTTAAAAAAAAGAAAAAGAAAAAGAAAAAGGTGAAGAATGGCAACATCAAATACTAATACTTTTGATTTAGATGTTGATCAAATTATTGAGGAAGCATTTGAAAGATGCGGAATTAATTCTAGATCTGGTTACGATTTAAAAAGCGCAAGACGTTCTTTAAATATCATGTTAGCTGAATGGGCTAACAGAGGTATTAATCTTTGGACTGTTGAGCTTAGAACTAAAACATTAACAGGAAGTACAACAAGTTATACGCTTGATAGTGATCTTATTGATATTTTAGAAGCTGTTATATTTTTAACTAGTGATACAACAACTGACATTGAAGTTGATAGAATTAGTAGAGCAGAATATTTGAACATATCAAAGAAGTCCCAAACAGGAACACCTGTACAATACTTTTTGGAAAGAGGAGCTTCAACTCCTACGTTGTATTTATATCCTACACCAGATGGTGCACACACTTTCAAATACTACGGTTTGACAAAAATACAGGATGCTGGTGACTATAACGATCAAATAGAAGTTCCTACAAGATTTATACCATGTTTAACTTCTGGTTTAGCTTACTATGTGTCAGTTAAAAAAGCACCAGAGAGAACACCTTTACTAAAACAATTATATGAAGAAGAATGGCAACGTGCTTCTGAAGAAGATAGACCACGTTCCAGTTTCTTTGCTACACCAGAGCGAGGATATATTTAATGGCACATGCATCTGGTAAATACTCAAATGCAATATCTGATCGTAGTGGTATGGAGTTTCCTTACAAAGAAATGGTCAAAGAATGGAATGGTTCTTTGGTCCATAAATCTGAGTTTGAAGCTAAACATCCACAGCTTGAAAGACAACGTCATGCGGCTGATGCACAAAGTATAAAAAATGCTAGACCAGACAGACTAGAACCAATGACAGTATTTGTAGGCGGCGCTGGTTTTTTTGAGCATAATAACTCAATGGAAAAGAGTACAAAAAATTCACCCTTCGTTGGATTAACAGTTGGTAATGTAACAGTGAGTATATCATAATGGCAACAACTTATTCAGAACTAGTTACACAAATAAGAAACTATACAGAGGTAGACAGCAACGTTCTATCTGACACAATAGTTAATGATTTTATTGAACATGCAGAAAACAGAATATTTAGAGACGTTGATTTAGATGTTTTTAAATCACATCAATCTGCTAATTTAACAGCAAGTAATGCTTTCTTATCTTTGCCGGGTGGCGCGTCTCCAGATCCAACATCGCTTGGAACCGTAAGACATATGCAAATATTTGCACCATCTGGAACATCAAGGACATTTTTAGAACAACGCGATATTAGTTATATGAACGAATATTGGCCAGACAGAACTTCTACAGGCACCCCTAGATACTGGGCATGGTGGGATCATAACACAATTTATGTTGCACCAACACCAGATGTAGCGTATAACGTAGAATTATCAATTACTAGATTACCAACAAGACTGTCTAGTACTAATACAACCTCTTGGTTGGGTAATAATTCTCCGGCATTATTACTTTATGGATGTCTTGCAGAAGCCTTCAAATTCTTGAAGGGACCAGCGGAAATGCTGCAATTATATGAACAATCATATCAACGTGCTCTTCAAGAGTTAGTCATAGAACAACAAGGAAGACACCGAAGAGATGAATATATGCACGGGGCGTTACGTACTCCTCTGCAATCACAAAACCCATAGGAGGATAAAACATGGCTATAACTCAAGCTGTATGTACAAGCTTCAAGCAAGAATTATTAGTTGGTACGCATAACTTTACAGCGACAACTGGTGATACTTTCAAAATTGCATTGTACACAAGTTCTGCTTCTTTGGATGCAACCACAACTGCTTATTCAAGCTCAAACGAAGTTTCAAACTCTGGAACATATACTGCTACGGGTGGAACACTAACAAGTGTAACTCCAACTACAAGTGGTACAACTGCTATCTGTGATTTTTCTGACGTATCTTTTACATCAGCGACTATCACTGCTAGAGGAGCTTTAATATTTAACAGTTCACAATCTAATAAAGCTGTTGCTGTTTTAGATTTTGGTGGCGATAAGACATCTACAAGTGGAACATTTACAATTCAGTTTCCAACAGCCGATGCAAGTAACGCTATATTACGATTAGCATAGGAGAAAATAAATGGCTTTAGTCATTAATGATCGTGTAAAAGAAACAACAACTACCACAGGCACAGGAGCCGTTGCTCTTGCTGGTGCGGTAACTGGCTTTGAAACTTTTGCTGCTGGTGTAGGTAATAGTAATACAACGTATTATGCTATCGTTCATCAAACAGAAAATGAGTTTGAAGTAGGTCTAGGTACGCTAGATGGTGATAGTTCTGATCTTACACGTACAACAGTCATATCCTCTTCTAACAGTGACAGTGCGGTTGATTTTGCAGCAGGCACAAAAGATGTTTTTTGTACAATACCTGCAAGTAAATTAATATTTGAAGATGCAAATAACGATGTAACAATAGGTCGTAATCTAACTGTTACTGGTGATTTAACAATCACTGGTGATGACCTTACAATGAATACTAACACCAGTGGTGCCGCTCTCATTGGTGATGGGACAAACTTTAATCCTGTTGCTATATCTGGTGATATAAGCATAGCAGCAAACGGAACAGCAGCGATTGGTTCCGGTGTTATTGTTAATGCGGATATTAATAGTTCTGCCGCAATAGCAATGTCTAAAACTGCTTTTACAGCAGGAACTGGTGTAAGTTTATCAACGAACACACTAAGTGTAGATGCGGCACAAACAGGAATTACATCTATTTTAGCAACAGATGTTAAAATAGGTGAAGACGATGAAACAAAAATAGATTTTGAAACTGCTGATACAATTAATTTTTATGCAGGAAATGAAAAACAATTAATACTTACAGACGGTGCTTTAACACCGGGTGCTGATAATATACTTGACCTTGGTAGTAGTAGTGTTGAATTTAAAGATGCATACTTTGATGGCACTGTAACAGCGGATGCTTTTGCAGGACCTTTGACAGGTGATGTAACTGGTAATGTATCTGGAACAGCAGCAACGGTAACTGGTGCGGCTCAATCAAATATTACTTCTTTAGGAACACTGACAACACTTACTGTTGATAACGTAATTGTTAATGGAACAACAATTGGACACACTGATGATACAGATTTAATTACTTTAGCAGATGGTGTTGCAACTGTGGCTGGTG